GAATCTTCATGATCGTGCCGCGCGGTACGTTGCCAAACTGATTGAGTGCTGATGGTGTCGGGATGGCGTATTGACCAGGCTTCATGATGCCCTTGCCTATCAGTGCTTTCTCGAAACGCTTGTGAGGCCGGCGACCACCCTTCACTGCCTGTTGCAGGTAGGTATCGGCCGGCACACCTGATGTCCATGCGTCCTTGAAGAATGTCCGGGCTTCCGGCTTTTCCTTCTTCGCTGCCTTCACATAAAGGCTGTTCATCGTGGTCGGGGTTGGATTGTCGAGGCGCGCCTTCATCACTGAAAGCTCACCTTTCTTCACCAGCACCGCCAAACGCGTGGCCATCAGGGCATAGGCGAAAGGCAGCTGCTTACTTCCCAGTACACGCAAAGCCCGTGAAAGCTCTTCAACGCTGGTGCTGGCGTCAATCCTGACCATGGTTCACCTCGATCAATAGCCGATCATCACCAGCCGCCTACCATCTTGCTGCCTACTGCCATTCCAGCGACGAACACCAACACTATCCACATAGCGCTGCGGTCCACTGCAGACCGAGATTCCGCGATCCTCATTGCTGGCGGCGTTGGCGGCGGTGGCTTCACATTCATGGCTTCGACCTTTTTGGCACGCCGGGAGCTACTTTCCCGCACCGCGCGTGGGAAATCTGATTTCAGCAATCCGATCTGCAATGTCGGCAAGCTTCTTCACGCCCAGGAACCCGATGAATACACCCGCCGCTGTTGCAAGGTTTTGCGGAAGACCGAAGTACTCGAGTACAGGGATCAGCCCAATAGTGATCAGCGTGCAGATAGCCGCCTCGAGCAACGCCTGGCGGCGAGTGCCTCCGCCGTAAATAATCCGGACGCCGGCCATCAACGCGGAAAGACCAGCCGCATACAGCGTCGGCGAATGCTGACTCAGCCATGCGAGCACGATGAGCCAGGTTTCTGGTTTGTCTGGCATGTTTGACATCCGATATCCCTCCCTTTCGGGGAGCGAGATTGATCCGGCCCCAGCAGCACTCCCAGCTCGGAGCAATGGGTGTGGTGGAGCCGAAAACAAAAAGCCCCGGCAAATGCCGAGGCTCGTAAGTTGGTGCAGATGGCCGGTGCTGATCTCCGGCTTTGATGTCCCTCATAGCCCCAGACATCTAGGTCCTCAGCGCATCAGCCTGCGCATTCATCTGCATAAAGCAAAAAGCCCAACTCAAGGTCGGGCTTTGCTCGCGGAAAAACCGCAAAGTAGCTGAAATTTATAGGTAGGCCCCGGCCCTGTCAAGCGGCTTCGCGGCGGAAATCCAAAGCCCCATCAATCCACGCAATTCCGGCCTTCCATAGCTGTCGGGTTTTCTCTTCGCCAAAGCCCAGCTTCTTGCCGACATCGACCAGGGCCTTGTCGCGGGCGGTGTAATACTTCATCAGCACGTTCCCGCACTCGGGGTATCGTTTCAACAAACGACCCATCAGACCATCAATCATCAGGGCATCGTCATCAGTGATCATCGGCGTGTGCACGGTGTTCTCGCGGGACGCGCAGCATGAAACCCCGGAACCCAGGACTACCCAACGGCCCCAATGCTCCAGCAGGTCCTCGGCGGTGCGCTCGGTGAAACTTGGTGTTCTGGCCATGATTACTCTCCCTGGACTTCGTTTATTGCTCGGCTACCGCCCCTGGCTAGCACCTTGTCCTGGCACGCGTGGATCGCGGTGCAAAACTCCCGCTGGGCCATTGGATGCTCGATGGGCAGTTTCATAAATTCATTCCAGGCCTCGGCGAGCAGGCCAACCACCTTCGCCTCTTGCTCCGTAACCCTGGCCGTTCTCTCGATCAATTTCGTGCCCATCGCTCAATCCCCCGTGTAATTCGATCCGCCAGCACCGCGGCGGTTGTTCTGTTCGTAGTAAGCGGACTCGGCCGCCTTGGGTTTCTCTTCGCCCTTCAGCTCAGCCAGGTCCCAGCGCAGATGCTTGTTTTCGTGAAGCGACTCCCGGTACCGAAGACCCAGCTGAGTCGCCAGCACCTCGAGAGAAAGCGCCTCACCTGTCTCGCCATGCACCCATCCCGATCCATTGCAGCGTTCACAAGGCAGTTCGAAGAAGACCTGTTTGACGACGGCCCTGCCCAGACAGATTCGGCAGTTGTCCAGGGGGATCATCTGGGCGTAGAAGGCCGGGCCATGGCTCTTGTTCATGCGGCACCTACCAGCCAATCGGCGGCCAGGTCGAGACTAAACGGGACCTGATAGCTATCAATGTCGAAGCTGCGCCCACCTTCCATGACGACATGCAGGCGCCGGAACTCGTCGAACTGAAGCATGCAGACCATGAACACTTTCGACCGGTCAAAGACTGGGTTTTCGACCTTATTCAGAGCTGTAGCCAAGGACAGGGCGAAGGCGCCATGCTCGGAAATATGCATTTTTAAACCTCGCCTATGGTTGATTCTTGAATGGCCTCGCAGCCCTTCTGCTCTGCGGCTTCCAGAGCATTACCCGAATTTTCGTTTCTACCGTCCTTCAACCCATGAATCAGGGAAAATCCCTTGCCGTCTAAATGGGCGTGCCACAGTTCAAGAGCTGCGCGCTTGCGCTCTTCAACGGTGGTATGGATGTAGGCCTGCACGTTGTGCCCCATCGCGTGGTTGATCAGCATCTCGCCAATCAGGAAGTCGATGCCAAGGTCTGCCCATCCCGTGCGGGCCAACTTGCGCAGGTCGTGGCTACTCCACTCGCCCTTTCCCAACCCAGTGAACACGGCGCTGGCCTGACCTTCGCTCAGGGCCTTTCCACTGTGGGAGCGAAACAGGCAGTCGCCGTCGTAATGGCTCGCCTGCTGGGCTGCGCGGTACCGAATTAGAAGGCTGCAGACTTGATCGGTCAGCGGGAGCGAGTGTTCCACGCGGGTCTTGGTATTGCCCACCGGCAGGTACCAGGTGCGCTCGGCCAAGCTGATGTGTGACCACTGGGCTTTGCGGGTTTCGCCGATGCGGGTGCCGTGGCACAGCATCATCAGCGCGAGCATGGCCGGCTGAGGATCGAGCTCGAACAACTCATGCAGCTGCCCCAGCAGGCCCTCGACCTGCACACCGCGAAGGCGCGCTGGCTTCGCCTTGATCTTGGTCTTGGAGAAGTCGCTGAACTTGATCCCTGCCATCGGGTTGGACGGGATCAGGCCCAGCGTGTGTGCCTGTCGGCAGGCGACCACCAGCAAGCCGAAGATCAGCCTGACGAACTCCAGCGACAGCGTCTCCTGCAACGGCCACATCAGCTGAGTGTCCAGTGTGCCGTGACGCACATCAGCCAACGGCAAATCACCCACACGCGGGATCAGGTGGCAGGCGATCGCTGATTTCCCAGTCGCTTTTCGCTTATCGGATAGGTTGCGGTCGCGGCTCATGCGGTCGGCGTACCACGTCAACAGCTCACCGAGCGTTGCCCAGGGCGATACGGCGGCGCCCGCTCCCGGATCGGTGCCCAAACGCATGCGCAAGTCAGGCAAAGCAGCCAGCACGGCCTTGGCCGACAGATCAGGGTAGGCACCGATCCGGTTCCATTTCTTGCGCACCACCAGGCTCCAGGTGCCGCGCGGCCGGGCTTCGGTGAACCGGAAGTAAAGGCCAGGGTACCGAGGGTCGCGCATCAGCACCGCGTCCGGGTCATCGGCGCGACGGCGCAGCTCGGCATCGGAGAAGGCCACGGTCATGGTCATGCCGAAATCCTCGTGGGTGCCAGCCGCAGGTACGCGCGGATCTGCTCCATGGCATCGAAATGCCCACGGCACACGACGGCGAGATATCCCTGCTCATTCAACTTGCGGATGCGTTCGTGCTGCTCGGCGGAAACCGGGGCGGCGTTCGGTGGTGTGGCCTTGAACTCGATGTACAAGCCGAAGTAGCCGCCGCGCGCCATCGGCAGGACCAGGTCCGGGATGCCCGCCTTCACGCCCTGGGCCTTCAACTTCGCCGCCACGGCCTTGGCCCGGTGCCCACCGTTCGGGACGTGATAGATCAGGTCGGCAACTTCCGGCATGCGGACCTTCAGCTCGGCCATCAGCGCGGCCTGCTCCAGGCCTTCGCGGTCCACAGGCGGCGTGCGCTGCGCCGATACCTTGAACACCCTCATGACCGGCGCCTTCATTCGAGGTTACCCCGCGAGATCCGGGCGCGACGGCACAGCCGGCGGATTACCTCGAGGCAGCCGCCGCACGTGAAAAGCATGAAAGCCAGCCAGGCGTGGAAAATAATGTCGCTCATGCAGCCCCCTTGACGGTGAGAATGCCGGCCCGGATCAGGGCCTCATGTGTTTCGGCGATCGCGCGAGGCATGTCAGACCAGTCCACCTCGCCGGCGGCGCGGCCGTCGATCACGTCGTGGCAGGCGCTGCACGCATACACCGCCACGGTGTCGAAGCCCTTCATGCCCATGCCCTTCTGCCCGCATGGCAGGTGCGCGAGCACGGTTGTTTCCAGGTTGTGGTTGCAGACGCCCGGCAGGCGCACAGTGCAGTCCTGGCCGTTGGCCGAGGCGCGGAGTTTCTTCGAGGCGACCTTCATTCCAGCCCCCTCGCCTTCTCCTCGAGCTCGATCAGCAGCTCGAGGAAATGCTTGGCCTTCTCCAGATCGGCGAGGCCGCCTTTGTCGCGCCAGCGCGTGACGTACTTGATCACGCTGCCCTCAGCGAAGGGGATGCCATTGGCGTGGATGTATTCGATCGGCTGGATGGTCAGGGATTTGTAATGTCCGCCAGACACTTGTTTTTCGAGAGCGCTCATTTACACAACTCCAGCGCCTGAGCTTCGGTAAAGCCCTGTGCAACAAGGGCCAGAAATTTAGCGCGGGTGAATTTGCAACCGATCTCAACGTATTCAAGGTGGATCTCAATGTTGAGCTTTAGCTCTTCCAGCTCGAAACGCTTCTTGTCGAAGTCGCCAAGTAGCAGGTTCAATTTTTCGTTCATCGCGAAGCTCCAGCGCGACGGGCGCGCAATTCGGCCAGGGCCTGGTTTCCGATTTCGGGGGTACGGCGCCCTTCTGCCCGAGCAGGAAGCGCCAGCGGCATTTTTTGCAGCGGCAGCCCTTCGACCAGGCGGCGGACGGTGATCGCGTAATTGCGCTCGAACAGCTTGCGGGCGAGCGAGGTCTCCAGGCGGTTCAGGTTCTCGAAGCCGGCTTCCTTCGCTGTGTGCCATACAGCGTCGTGTGACCATGTCGCCTGCCCAGCCATCGCCGGATGGGCGTTACGGCAAGCCTCACGGAACGCGGCGTCCAGCGTGGGGATACCAAGCATTTCGGGAGTGGACTGACACAGGGCAATGAACTTCCCAACGCTCGGCGCGAAGTCGGAACCAGCCTTCCGGCACTGCTCGATGCCGAAGCGGATCTGCTCGATCTTGGTGATTTTTTCGGCCATGAAGGCCTTGGTCCAAGTTGCCTTTGCCGCGTTGATCGCTTCCTGATCGGGCCAGGCCTGCTTCCAAGCTGGGAAGATCGCCATCAGCTCACGGAACAACGCGTTGATCACCTGAACGGTTCCCGTATCCGCCTTGAGAGGCACGACCTCCGCGCTCGGTACGTTGGGCAGGGTTTGCAGTACGCTCGAAACGGTTTTCATCACAGACCTCCCAGGTCATCGCCCCAGCTGGTGTCGTTGAAATCAGGTTCTTGCCCACGCCCTGCGGCTTGAACGCGTTCACGCTTGACCCACTGCACAAGGCGGTAGCACCAGCCGGCGGCGGAATCCAGGGTGTTTGGTTTGGCGCAGTGGAAGCCCTTGAACTTGCGAATGGCTTCGTCGGGAACGCAGTCGGCGGGCAGCCCTGCGATTGAAATCTGGTCGGACAGCGCTTTCGCCGGTGGAACCCAAGAGGCGAACATGGCAAAGCGTTGGTTTGCCGCTGGGCATTCGGCGGCGGCCTGCTCCTGCTGCTCGACCTCAGCGGCAAAATCGCGCTGCAGCTGCTCTTCGGTTACCTGATGGTTCAGTGACGGATTGGGTGCAGATTCTGCACCCCGTTCTGTTCCAGGCTGCACCCCGTTCTGTTGTGGGTTGCACCCCGTTGCGTCATCTGCACCCCGTTTTGCACGGGGTGCAGGATTTGCACCCCGCGATAGCTGAAGGTCATAAACGACTGGGCGGCGGTCATGCCGATCGATGTGCACGGCGGCGATCGCCTGATTGCCCTTCTGGATCAGTCCGGACTTCTCCAGATCGTCCAGCTTGTAGCGGACGGTACGCTCAGACAGGCCGGTGTCCTGGGCCAGGGTAGAAGCCGACGGGAAGGCACCGGCACCATTCGAGCCGGCATAGTTGGCAAGGCACAACAGCACGTGACGCGCGCTCGAGTCTTTCAGGGTTTCAGTGGGCAGAGAGAGCGCCCAGGACATTGCTTGAACACTCACAGCGAGGCTCCGATATTCTTTTCGGCCAGGTAGGCCAGGCCTTTCGGCGTCACAAGAGGTTGGAAGGCAGCGCGGTCCTCACCGGTCTCCGGGTCGCTCTTCAGCGCGGTGACCTTGTGGACCAGATAGCCGGAGGTGATTCGGGGCTGGTAGGCGGTCCAGCGCTTGGAGCCGCCGCGGTGAAAGATCCACCGGTTCTTCTCCATCCACTGGAACAGCCTGGACGGTGGAACCTGAAGTTGTTTGGCCGCATCACTGATGCAGATCGCGCCGCCGGCGGATGCGAGACGCTTGATGGCGGCAACCTTCGGCGCTTGGTCCAGGATCACCAGCCGAAGGGATTGGTTTTCCTTGGCCTGGTCGGCTGCCGCTTGCAGGGCTTCGGCATAGGTGGCTGGAATCTGGAACTGTTCCGCCCTCGCCTCCAGCTCCTGCCAACGGTCAATGATCCGGGCGCGCAGTTCGACGCTGTAGCCGGAGACCACCACCAGGGTGTCGCGCTGGGAAAGCAGGAACTCGCGGTAGACCTGGCCGTTTTGTGGGTGGATATAGGGGGTGTCGTTTGAAGAAACGACACCCTTGGCAACCAAGGCCCGGACAGTTTTCAGAACGTTGTCGTGCGTGCTGCCTGTGAGCTCGGCAATCTCGCGTGAAGACATCGTGTGTCGCGACACGTTTTGCGGGTGACCGAAAAGTGTCGCGACATGGCGGGTATTGCCTGGAGCGGTGTTGATGTTCATAATGGCCCCACTGTGTTTTACAAGTTGTTGAAAGAGCCGGGTTGCAGCCCGGCTTTTTTGTGCCCGCGATTCAGGCGGCCTTCAGCGATTCGCGCAGAACCTGGAGCGCGTCGATGGCTTCAAGGATCGCCTTATCACCCTGGGCTTTTTCGTGCTGGCTGATGTGGTTGTCCGCCGCTGCGTCGAAGATCAAGCGACCCACGTCGCCGCACTCAGCGGAAAGATTCCCCAGGGCCAGCATCAAAGGCTTGGCCGCCGGCTTCTCGCG